CGGCGGCGCGAGCGGCGGCTGCCGCTTCGTACGCCGCACGCAGTTCCTCGATTCGGTCACTCACCACGCACCTCCAGATCCCGGCGCGCCGTCCCCGCCAGTGCCGCCCCAGCGGGCCAGCGTGTCGAGGATGTCTGCGAAACTGCCGCCAGCGGCGAGCGTCGAGATCAGCTGCGTCATGTCGTCGGCAGGCTCATCACGCACATCCACCCGCAGGCCGCTGGCGATGTCGATCGCCTGTCCCATCTGCTCCAGCTGCGTCTCCGTCGTGCGGTTCGGATCGGACCAGACCAGCACGCATTCGGCACCGCATCGCCAGCAGGTCAGCAGGTCGTGCAGGAACGAACGCATCGTCGGGGCGGGCGAGTTCGGTGCCCACTGGCCGATGCCACGGACCCAGGGCATGAGCCGCCCAGCCGCCGCGGAGTCCGGCATCGCGTATGTGCTTCGCTCCATCCACAGGACCGGCGAGCACGGGATCGCTGACCAGCCGCCGGTGCCGTTCACTCCGTACTGGCACGCGGCCACAGGCAGGAACTCCATGATTCCGCGGGCGAACATCGACAGGGCCGCGGGGTGCCGACGGTCCCCGCGATCGCCATCGACATCGATCCGCCATTCGTTCGGCGGGTGCTCCATCCCCCCCCCCCGGACGGCGCGGCGGTTGAGCCGCAGGCCGCCAGCGAAGTCGGCCAGCCACTGGGCCGAGTCCTCGTCTGACCTCTTCGCCACGCGGCCCCAAGGCGACGGCATGATCACCGCCTCCGAATCTCTGGGGATCGCCACCACCGCCTCCATTGGCGACCGCAGCATGTGCTGCGGCGTCAACCTCGCGGTCAGCGGCTCGTCGCTGTGGCGGTGGTCACTCACCGCTTGGTCCCATGTGATGATCTTCATGTGTGATCCCTCAGCGGCCCTGGCCGCGCTTGCAGACCCCGGCATGAACACCGGAGTCCTCGAACAATGCTGCAAATGCCCCGGCCATCAGCAACGCAGGAAGCGTCACGGCAATGGCCACGATTGAAAAAAGCGTTTTCATAAGGCCCGGCCAGCGGTTTCCCGCTGGACAGGCGAGGAGAAAAAGTGGTCAGAAGGGGATGTCGTCGTCGCTGATCTCGGGGGTGGCCGCGGGGGCGGGCTGCTTGCCGGCCAACGCCGCCTCGGTCCCGGAGCCGGGGCCGGCCTCGTAGCCGACGACACGCAGGCGGTCGCCGTACTGCTCGCTCACCTCGAGCTTCACGGTGGCACGGACGATCGAGCCGGTGCAGTCGCCTTCGCCGAGGCTGCCGGCTACTACGTACTCAGCCAGCAGTCCCGCCGACCGGCAGAACTGGTACGTCTTCCACGCCGCGTTCTCGGTGCCGACGAGGTAGTCCCACACCTTGTGGACGCGGCCGTCCTGGTCGGTGTGCTCCAGCACCAGCTGGATCATCTCGTTGCCGCTCTTGCTCATCCGCTCCTCGGCCGACGAGACGACGAACTGGTACGTCCCGTCGGCGAGCTTCACGAACTCCTTGCCGGAGGACTGCTCCAGCGTGGACGGATCGACAGGGCTAAATCGCATCACGCGACCTCCTTGATCTGGTTCTGGCACCACTCGATGCACTTGGTGATGGCGGCGGACGGCATGTCCTCGATGCACTCCACCTTGGCCTTGGTCAGCCACTTGCCGACCACGTCGTCGCCAAGCTTCAAGATGGCGATCATGTTGTTGAGCCGCTGAATGTCCTCGCCACTGGCCAGTGCCACGCGGTCGACCTCGCGGGTGAGGTTCCCGATGTCGAATCGCTCGCCGATGGCGTCGAGAGTCCACGGGAACGTGTCCCCGTCGGGGAACCCCTGAAGCCTGGTCTTCTCCGACGCAGCGCGAGCCGCTTGGCCCCCTTCTTGTCGAGCTCGATGACCAGATCGAAGGCGTAGTCCAGCTTCTTCCACCCGTCGAACGTCCGGCCGACCACCTTCATCCCGTCGCCGTACTCGTTCTTGGCGTGGCAGGTGACCACGACGTTCATGTCGATGGCCGTCAGCAGGCTGAACATCCGCTTGCAGCTCTTGTTGGCGTAGCCGTAGTGGCGGCCGAACTCGCTGCCGACCTCCTTCTCGCCCTTCTCAAGCTGCGTCTCGTAGAGGCTGGTGAACGGGTCGATCACCACCGTACGGTACGGGTGATCTTCGACCATCAAGGCCCGGATCTCGGTCTCGACTTCGTCGAGGTCGTTGGTCTGGAAGACCGCACCGCCGGACGCCTCGATCAGGTGCCCGTAGTGGTCGGTCCCCCCCTCGGTGTCGATGACGTACGGACGCGGCATCTGGCATGCGGCGGTGGTCTTCCCGACGCCAGCCGGGCCGTACATCATCAGCTTCAGCCGCTCGGCCTTGGCCGCCGGCTTGGATCCTCGCAACGCCATGTGGTTGCTCCAGTGCCCCTGGTCATTGGGTGCGTGCCGATCGGGGCCAGTCGGCAGAGGCACACAAACACCGGCCGGACGGTTTCCCGCCCCGCCGGTCAGTTGTCGAACACCAAGTCCTCGTCTTCCATCCAGCCGCAAATGGCCGCCTCGGCCCGCTGCATCACGCCGTCGTCCGACAGATCCGCGTAGATCGGGATCTCGAGCTCCTGCTCGGCAGCGTCGAAGCACCCCCACACGCTCACCGACGTAGGGACTAGGAACCGGTCAGCCGAGATCGTGCCGCAGGCCACGTCGCAGAACAGGCCGATCGCCCCGGCCGGGACGACCGCCTCCTCCCCACGGCACTCCACCGCCCCGTCCGGCCGGACCAGCAGCGTGACGCCGAACGTCCGATCGGTGTCCCGGTCGCAGAGCAGGTAGGTGGGGTGGGTCATCAGGCGTCCTCCGGTGCGATCTTTTGCAGACAGCCAGTCGCGATCCCTGAATCGTACACCACTTTTCGTCTCCTTTGTCTGCATTTGTCCAGTTTTCATCGCATTTGTCCCGGGGCACTGACTAGACGCTGTCAGTCAGGCCGGGTAGATGAAGGCCATGAACACCGGCCAAGCGATCGGATCCGCCATGGAGGCGGTGCGGATGTCCCTGGGGATGTCTCAGCGGGACGTGGAGGAAGCCACCGGCATCCCCCGCGACACCTTTCGGAAGTGGGTGCAAGGCAAGCGGGAGCCGACCGGCCGGATGATCGGGATCTGGTTGGCCTCGATGGAGACCGCCGTCCGCCGGCGAGCCCCGGAGCTGGACCACATGCTCGACCCCCTGCGGGCCGCCCTCGGCCGGGACGTGGGGGCAGGCGGTGAGCTGCTCACCGTGGTGACAGTGGACAGCGTCCCGGCGCCGGACGCCGTGAAGGGCCAGTACGGTGTCCGGATGCCGGACGGCCGGGTGGCGATCTGCGACGACCGGGAGATGGTTCCCGGCCACCTGCACGCCGCCCGCTGGCGGTCGGCCACCGGGGCCACCGCCGGGATCTACCGGGTCACGCCGGTGGCCCGGACCCAGGTGGCCCTCACCCAGGACAACCGGCCCGGAGATGTCCTGATCGTCAAGTCCGAGCAGCTGGACCGTTGCGATCCAGTGATCGCCATCGTCCAGCACCTACTTCCGGAAACACGCAGATGAACAACACGACGAAGCTGGGACGACGCGGGGTCGTCTGTCCCAACCCGAACTGCGGCTACCGCGGCAAGGGCAAGAGGAAGTCGCGGGGATCCATCCTCGTCTTTCTGCTGCTGCTGATGCTTGGCATCATCCCGGGGATCATCTACTTCTTGGTCATGTCGGGCTATCGCCTGCACTGTCCTCAGTGTGGGACGTTCTGCCGGACGACGTGACAGCTGTCCACCGGCCGATCGGACAGGACTCCGAGGCGACGCGGATCTTCGCCGCGATGACGCAGCCGCACTTGCGGCACATCATTCGTCCGCGCTGCGGGCATTGATGACACTCCGACTCACGCGACAGCCGTACCGCCCGATCGACTGGATCCGTCTGGAGAATGGCTGCCGTCGCTCCGCGAACGCCGGTTGTGAACTTGCGGCAACCATTGCAAGGCATCAAGCCAAACTCACTTCCAAGAACGGGACCGACGGGAAATCCCATGTTCCAACGCCAGGGTTGCTGACTACAGAACTCGCGTTGAACGTACCGAGCGGGCAATCTTGCATCGCTATTCTAGTAAATGTGACAGGCGGCATATCAACGTAGATGGTGCTCCCATTCTGGTCTGTTGCCGCCCACCTTTTGGTGTTGATTCCGTACGGGTAATCGACACCCATCCGAAAAATCAAATCCTCTTCAGCTGTTGCAAGATCGCACAGGTTTTCGACCCGCCACGGCGAGTCTCCGATGAGCGTCGAAGGCGCCCCGGTGACCGGCTGAAAATTGAACGACGCGACTCGGATGGGTGCACCGGCAACATCGAGGACGTAGGTGCCGCTGAATCCAAGAAAATCAGCGTCTGGGCTTCCGTCTTGGTTCCCAATGTTGTTCCACGTGCACGACGCAGTGCCGCCGATGTTGCGAGTCTTGACTGCAGCGGAAGTTAGCACCCACGTCTGCCTCTGGAGAAAACCACCACCTGCGCCAAACTGCTCCCAAATAAGCGTGCCGTGCATTGACCATACGATGTCTCCGCAAGCATCACACGTTGCGCCAGATGGACACCCTGGATACGGACCACCCCCACAACAGCAGGCACGATGAAAGCTCATCCCACTCGCTCCGCTTCCCAGATCGCCCCCTCAGCCTCAAGACGAGCCGTCCCGGTCCCGGCCGTCCTGGCAATCTCAACCGTCACCACTGCCGTCGACCCGCTGGCAACCGTCAGATAGCCGACCGCGTCGATGTAGATGGGGTCGGACGCGGTCGCCAGTGCCTCGACCTTTCCGGCTACCCCTACCGTCGTGGCGGCCCCAGCGTCCGTGGATTCGCGGATCCGAATTGCCATCGTCGCGTCGTTGGTAATGGCTGTCACGCCACCACGCACGAAGATTCGGTACGTTCCCGGATCGACAGTCAACTCGCCGTCGGTCGCGTTGAAACTCATCGCCGCGGCCTCAACGAAGAACGGCGTGTTCCACTTGTCCACCACCGCGAAAATCGAGCTCGTCGTGTCCTGATCCAGTGCTCGGCTGGCCGCGAAACCGACCGGGGTCACAAGAGCCGGAGCATCGCACGTACCGTCCACCGCGTTCACGAAGTCGAACCAAAACTCCTGGGCTCCGGCCGACGCCTCAAGCACCCGGTACACCATCACAATGGTCCCGGCGGGGACAGGCTGCATCGTGAACCCGGCAGGAAAGTCCGCCCCGTCCACGTTGATGCCGTTGCCCTCGATCCCGACACCGTTGTTCATGTCCTCGAACATGTTCCGGGCCGTCCCCGACCGGCCCCCCGTCCGCGTGCTCCAGCCGCCGTACCCGGCTGTCTTCTTCACGACCTCCACGAAGCTGTACGTCCAACGGTTCGTGCTGTCCGTGGCCGATGCTGTGATCTTCGCCGGGAACGCCGGCTGCCTGCGAAAGTCCCGGCCGAGGCCAATGACATCGTTGTCGCCGTGCTGCGACACGACGATACCGGGGCCGCCTCGAGGCGACGACAGGGCTCGACGGATCGCGCGGCCGAAGTCTTTGGGAGTCACGCTCACAGTGGCAAGCTCCCGAACGAGACCTGCTGGTACACGTCCACCGTATCGGATGCACCAGCGTGGCCGTCCCATCCGGAGATCGGGTTGCCGGTCTCGGGATCCGTATACACCACCGTGGGGTTCCAGCCGTTGGGGTTGTAGCTGAAGGTGAACCGCACCCGGTACAGCGGCAGGAACGTCTCCGGCGCGCCGCCGTCCGACACGGACGGGTTCACCTGATCGAAGTCTACGCCGTCACATCGCCACGTCCCTGCCGCCCCGCTCTGCCACGTCGCGTTGTTCGTCTTGCCGACGTAGGTGTTCCCGAAGTTGCCCGGCGTCGCGGTCAGGATCGAACGTTCCATCACCAGCTGACGACGCTGGCGGTCGACCGGGACGCTCACGGCCACGGTCGGGTAGTCGGGAAAGGTGAGCTCGATCGGGTTCCCCAGCCGATCGACAAACGTCTCCTCCTGCTCGAGGAACGTTCGGCCACTGACCACATAGCCGTCCTCGATCGCGTTCGCGGTGTCCGGGGCGTCCTGCGGCCCTGTCGACCGCGTGAAATTCAGCGGCTCGTACACCAGCTCGAACTGGACTTTGTCCAGGGCGACGATCGTGGCTGTTCGGCTGCGGCAGAACAGGAACGAATACGTCGGGTGCCGGGATCCCTGAGCCACCGACAGCACGCCTGCGGCTTCCTCAATTCGTCCGGCCGGGCCGTCGTAGCCGACGGCAGACGGATCCATCGGCGTGGTGAGGCCGGTGATCAAAAACGTGCGGTTGGCACGTTTGATCTTGCCACCCTGCTCCTCGTACGTCACCGACGTGAACAAGTCCTTGATCTCGGTCGGCATCTCAGCCCCTTCCCTTCTTGGCCTTCCGACGCTGGACAGTCTTCCAGACCTTCGCGATTGACTTGTTCAGTGCGGCCTCGAACACCTGAGCCATTCGCTCGCGCTTCTGTTCAAACGTCCGACGCATGAACGGGTTGGAGGACGCGGCCCCCTTGCCGCGGCCCTTCTTGTGACCCTTCTCGACCAGGTGCAGATACCTTGACGGAGCTACACGCTTCATGTACGTCGACCCGTCACGCCGGATTGCCAGGTGGCGCCCCACGGCCTTTGGATCGACGCCGACCTTCACCTCGACCGTCCCGTGCTTGGCACTGACCTTTGACATGACCTTGAACGAATCTTCGAGCTCGCCGGTGTTCGTCGGCGCGGCTCGCATGAGTGCGGGGACGAGGATATTCCTCGATGCCTCTCGGCCGGCCATCGCCACGGCCTTACCCTGGTCGGGGCCGAGAGAATCAAGTGCTCGCTTGATCTCCTTGTAGTTGGTCAGGTTCAGCGAGAACGTATCGCTCATGCCTCAACCCCAGCCAAGACCACAGTGACCTCGCCGCTGCGAATCCTTTCGTCGATCGTGCCGATGCGTGCGGCCAGCTTTCGGATCGACTCGTCCGTGGCCGGACGGGCAACGCTGCTGATCGCGGAGGATGCACCCGTGACCAGGTTGCTCAGCGCGTCCACGATGCTGAACCCGCCGCGGACCTCGGACTTCCCGACCCCTTCCGGGGCCGGCGGGCCGAACATCTCCGGCTCCTCGGTCTGCTTTCTGATCGAGGCGAGAATCGGATCGAGATCGCGGTTCAGTTCGACGACCTCCTCCGTTTTCTCGGCAATCGACCGTGCGGCCTCGGCTTCCATCTCGCGGATCTTCCGGGTCTTCTCTGCCTCGCGGTTTACGTCCGCCTGGGCTCGCTTGATGCGATCAGTAAACGACTCGGCATTGGCCGCGTTCTCCGCGACCTGTCGCCAGTACTCGGCCCCCTGCTCGGCGAAGTCACTCGCGCCGAGCGTGAAGTCGATCTCGTCGATGGCAATCTGGACGCCGGGGGATCTTGTTGATGAGCTCGCCGACCTTCCTGATTCCAAGATCCATCTGCTTCAGAACCCACGACACCGCGGAATACACACCCTCCCACAGTTTGGCGAACCCCCAGCGAAGCGACTGGATCGCGTCACCGATGAACCCGACGACACGACTGAGGATCCCAAGGCTCTGGTTGCTCTCGGCCAGCGTGGCGGAACTCCCGGCCCCGATGCTGGTGACAAGCTCCGCGATCACCTTGAGTGACGGAGCAAGATCCACAGAAAGACGCTGGAACACCCCGACGAACGCCTTCCGCATGGAGTCGATCGCGTCGTTTGCCGCCTCGATCTGGGCGGCGTCCACACGGCTGATCGACAGGCCGAGCCTGTCAGCCTCAGCCGACATGCGATCAAGGCCCTCAGACCCAAGCCGAAGAGTGTTGACCAGGGCAACGCCCTCGGAGTCAAACAGCTTCATGGCCAGCCGGACGCGGTCGGCCGGGTTCTGGACGCCACGCATCGCCTCGGCGATCTCGCGGAAGGACTGATCTGGACTCATGTTGTTCAGACGCTCGGCGTCAAGGCCGAGCTCGGCCAGCGCGTCCTTTGCCTCGCCAGTGCCCATCGCCGCCTCGGCAACGCGGCGGGTCATTCGCTGCAGGGCCATGTTTAGCGTCTCGGTGCTGACGCCGGTCTGGTTTGCAGCATGCTGGAGCCCGGCAAGAGCCTCGGTGGTGACGCCAAGCTTGTCGGAGGTCTTGGCCAATGCGTCGATCGAGTTCATCGCCTTGCCGAACGCGATCGTCAACCCGCCGATCCCGGCCGCTGCCGCAAGCGGACCAATGGCCTTCTTCAAACCCGCCATCGCTCCGCTTGTCCTGCTTGCGGCCGTTTGGAAGCTGCTCATTGAACCAGACGCGGACTTCATCGCGGTACGGAACCGCGACGTGCTGGCCGTCAAGGCGACGTGCAATTCCGTCAGTGCCTTACGCTTTGCCACGTCTCACGCTCCAGTTGTGGGCCTCGACGAACGCCGCGAAGTTGGCCCGCATCTCGGCGATCGTCTGCCGCTTCTTGACTCGGTCGTACCTGGGCATGAAGTCAGCAGGCTTTGTAGTCTTCACGCCTGCCGTCTTGGCCAGCGTGTCGCAGATCATCGCCGCAAGGAAGTCGATCCGCTCGGGGCCATACGGCTCAATACGGTCGTATGCGCACCACTCAGTGAACTCTGCCGAACTGATCCGCTGCTGGGCCTCGGACACGCTCATGCCAAGTGCCATTGCCAACCTGAACCACTGCCGCCGCTGGGGGCGGCGCTTCAGTTTCCCTCGGCGGCCTCGATCGAACCGGCACGGAGACCACTGATCTCCCAAGCCGCCTCGAACACCCGCTCGAGAACCTCGGCCGACTTGGCCTGAAGCCGCTCGACATCGGCCTGCTCAAACAGCAGCTTGCCGTTCTCGTCGCACACCGTCAGGGCGACGACCATCGCCTTCAGGCCCTCAGTCTCCTTGGACAGGAAACGCTGCCTCGATTTTTGTCCCGTCCGGCCCCGTCAAGGCTGCGGACGAGGATGTCCCCGCCCCACTCGGGGACGGGGACTTCCTTCGTCTTGAAGTCGCGGGCCGAAAGGATCTGGTCCTTGCTCAGTGCCATCAGGTAGCCGCCGTCGCAGTGATCGTGCCGGACACCTTCACCGTGATGTCCTGGACAATGATCTCGTCAGTGGTGATCGAAGCCTCGCCGACGCTGGTGATGAAGCCGCTGAACTCCCAGTCCGCCGGAGTCGCGCCACCCCCCCCCCCCCCCCCCCGCCGGGGGGG